CTTTTATTCTTTTATATTCCTCGTCCTCTAGCTCTGGGAATATATCCATAATTAAAGGCTTTAGCTGTCTATAGCTCTTTAAAGCCATCTTAGCAACCTCTTTCTCGTCGCTTAGCTTGTCAATATCTATAATGTCCATAAAATCTTCAACTGTGCCTAACATGAGCTCATAGCCCTCAGCCTCTAACGTTTTTGCAATTTTCTTTTTGTTGTTTTTGTCATAAATATTTAATCTGATATTTGCCATAGTTTATTAACCCTCCAAGTTATGCGCATAATGTGCGCTTGATATACGCATACGACGCGCAAGCTGTGCGCGTGATATATGCATAGATTCTAAAAGGGGGCAGCGGCATTATACCGCCACCCCTAATAATTTAAGCTGTTACTGTAATTGTGCTTGTGGCTGTCTTAGAGCCGTCTGTTGTTGTTACTGTAATTGTAGCCTCCCCTGCTGCAATACCCTTAACAACGCCCTCGTCTGTAACTGTTGCAATTTCCTCGTTGCTAGAGCTCCAAGAAACTGTTTTGTCTGTTGCATCCTCAGGGCTAACTGTTGCGGTTAATGTTACCTCCTCATTTATCTGAATAGAATCAGTAAGAGGAGCAACGGCAACGCTTGTAACGTGTACAATCTCAGACACAACTGTTATTGTGCTTGTGTCTGTCTTAGAGCCGTCTGTTGTTGTTGCTGTTATTGTAGCTGAGCCAACGCCGACACCTGTAACAACGCCAGCGTCTGAAACTGTAGCAACAAGCTCGTCGCTAGAGCTCCAAGAAACGCTCTTGTCTGTTGCGTCGTCAGGGCTAACTGTTGCTGTTATTGTTACCTCTCCGTCAACTGCTATTGTGCTTGTCTTTGGAACAACGGCAACGCTTGTAACGTGTACTACAGGAGGCTCTGGAGCAACCTCGATAGAGTCAGGGGTTTGAACTGCGTCAAAGAATGTTGATACATCAGCCAAACCAAAACGAGCATCAACAACGATGCCCTTAACACCTGCAGGGCTCCATGATGTGCCATCATATACACCTTTTGTAAATTCATGCTCTGTGTATATTCCTGTAAATGTAATCTGTGTGTTGTTTGTGTCTGTTCCGTCGTTTTCTGTTGCGTTTGTTTCCTCAGGAATGTTAAATTGTCCCTTTAGACGTGAAACATATCTGTAACCGCCATCTGTGCCCTTTGTGCGGTACATAATAGCGTAATACTTATTCTGTCTAGGGCTATCAACCATCATGCCTGTTGTTGCATCAAAGCTCTTGCCAATAAGCTTTGATAAAACATTTAAAGCAGGTGGAGCTATTGTAAGAGTGATTGTATCTGCAGACTCAGAGTTAACAACAATCATGGCCTTATTATCGTAGTAATGAGCCTCGCTTGCTGAGTCTGTTGTCTTGCCTATTTCCTGCACGGGAATGTGAACCGGAGTGCCACAAACATAACCGTTAGCGTCGTCCTGAATTACTTCTGCGAAATAAAATTTGTCTACGCCTCTAAACTCAAAAATCTGTTGAGTCGACTCAAAAACATTAGACATTTTCTTTACCTCCTTTTTAAATTTCGTTTTGCAAATACATAACAACCATGCCGCGTCCTACGTGGGTTATTTCGTCACTTGCTACGTCATAGCCTCGTGTCGGTGCAACATAGCCTGCGCTTTTTAACAAAGCTCTCGCCTCGCCTAAAAGACTATAGGCTAAATCTGGATCAATAGAGTAAACGTTGACTTGAAAAGTCCAATCAACGCTAGTTGTCTCGTTATCATAGGCGCTGTGCTCTGTCTCGTCGTTATTCCAGAAAGTAAAAAATGTTTCTGGGTAACTTTCCTCAGGAGCTAAAGAGCCTTGCCGGATAACGGGATAATTAAATGTTTCTAAAAGCTCTATCAAATTATCAACCATTTTATTTTCCTCCTGCAGCAATCTCTAAAGCGTCCATCAAGTATTCCATAATATCTTTAGCTAAATCTCTGGTATATTTTTTTCTAGCAAAAATATCCTCTAACTTATAGTTTGGCTGCATCCGTGGTGTGCCTGTAATGAGCCACGAGCCCGCGTTTGGCTTAGTCTTGTCAAAACCATAACCAACCGAACCAACTGTGCCGGACCATTTAGGCTTAGGATTTTTGTCTATTGATTTTCTTGTTATTCCTCTAGAGTAACGGCCTTTTGCTGGCAAATTTTTCGCGTCCATGGCCTCGTCAACGTCAAATTGTACGTTTTCCGCTGTTTGCTCCAAAACGTCGTCAAACAATTCTTGCAAATCAGCGCCCAAAGCCTGCAAGTCCTCTGCTAAATTTTGAAATTGTGAAAAGTCTATGCCAAATTTAACCCTTTTGAACTTGCCGCCCCTATTGCCTTTATTTCCGAGATAATTGCCGCCGTGCCACGCCATATTTAAGCGCCTCCCCTAACCGCCCTAACTTTAAATTTGCAAAATTGGGATCTCATATCAATATTTTCGGGCGTGTTCATAATTTCGTATATCTGCCCTGTTGATAATACTTTAATCCTACAATCCGCTTTAATGTCGGGACGATACCATGTTTCTATATACGCCGTATCTTCTAGAATATACACATCGTTACTTGTTACCTCTGTCCCGCCGTATGTCTTAAAAGAGCAATTTAAGCGGATGCCCTCTAACTCTGGCGGAAACGTTTTAACAGTAACGCCCTTTTTTGTTACATAAACAGGGATTAAAAGCTCTATAGCCGTTGAATATGGAAAAGCGGGTTTAAATGTTTTCATAACTCAGCGCCCTCCTCAATGCTTATAGCTTAACTGTGTAGCTCTTTGCATAAAGTATTCTGATAGCTTGCCGTCGTTTGCGCCGTAATTCCATAAATCAGCCACGCCTCTAGAGACTATGCCAGACGTAATATTAACAGGCTTTATGCCAGCATCTGTTAAAAAATCAATAACCTCGTCTATATATTCTGTTATAGTTGGGTCTTGATAGTCTCCCTCAATTCCCAGAGCGCTTTTAACTTTTGCGAGCATTGTTTCGTCTGCCATTTTTAATCCTCCAATTATTCCGGCTAAAAGGTTTTTAGACCTCTTAGCCGGATAGCTTTTTTAGAATCCAACTTTTGAAATTGTTACTGTACCTGTTGCAAGCTCAGCCTTGTAAAGTGTAGAGCCGTCTGCAACAACGTCGCCAGAAACTGTAGCGGCAGCTCCTGCAACTGTAAATCCTGCATAGTCTAAAGCAGGGATAAAGTAAACGGTTGCTGATGTAACGCCCTCAGCAAAATCTAAAGTCTCTACAGGCTCTGCGCAGAGCTGATTGCCGCTAGCTGCTGCTGTGAGCTCAAAAACGCCAATAGACTTTGCAGGTAGAGCTGAAATAGTAGTGCCTGCAATTTTAAAAATATTGCCATAAAGTGTTAACAAGTCTGTCGCCATAACAGGGACAATTCTATCTGTGTTAATCATTATTTTTTCCTCCTATTTAATCTAATACGAGCTGTGATAAGTCATAAGCCTGTTTATACTCATAGTTTCCTTTTGTTGTAACAACAACAAATAACTGAGAGTCTTTGTTTGTTACCTTAAACACGCCGTTCATGTCAGCGTCAAGCTCTACAAGCCCAGAGCTAACAGAGGGATCTAAACCAACCTTTATAGAATCCGCGCTGTTAGTGTCTGTGAATTTGAGGGCCATAAAATATCCCTCTCCCCAACCTGCAGGCATAGGGCCTGTGGTTAGCTTGTGAAGTGTGCCTGTAATAGCTGAGCCTGAAATTGTTAGGCCTGTTTGCATTGTTGCTGGATCTGTGTCAAAAACTGTGCTTGTTTCTGCAGCAACTGTGATAGGTGTTATAGCAGCCTGCCCTGCTAAAGCGTCTATCATATCAGGAATGCGGCTTAAATCCTTAACAGCAAGCTCGCTACCGCCTTTAGCAGTATAAAGATTTTTTAAAGCCTGTACTGTTTTGTCCATTACGCCACCTCCTTAGTTGCCCTTTTTCTTAATAAGTACAATTCCTTTAGGATTAAGCACGCGTCCGTCAACGATTGTGAGAAGTTTGTTGACCCACTTGTTTGTTTCGTCGTCGAAATAGCGCTTCATAGCCATTTCAAGGTTTGTATTGATTGCATACTGCTCTGGCTGCCAGAATACACCTATAACGTCTCCTGCCTCTGCTGTATCAAAGTCTGGGATAACGTCAGGCTCTACAAGTGAGATCGCACGGCCAAAGAATGTGCCGTTAGGGTTAGCTGCGTCTCCGTCGTTAACCTCTAAGCCTGTTGCCTGTCTGAATACAGGGTTGTTATTTGCATCTGCCATTGTTTCCAAATATGTATCAACTGTAGCGAGTGGGAAAATAAACTCGCCTGCTCTGTAGCCGAGTGGAAGTTTAGCAAAAAATTTCTTTCTCCAAGCTGTCCAATCGTTAATGTCTGCTGCTGTCATTTCAACAACGTTTGTAACACGTGGGTCGTTCAAAATTCCGAGCATCTGGCCTTTTCCTGTGCCTTTAACAATACCAATGTCCATGGCCTGCAGATAAGCCTTAACCATGATAGAAACAACCTCACGCTCGAAAAGCTCTAAAGCTACAATAGAGCTTAAAAGTGTCTGAGCTACGCGAATTTCTCCAATATTATATTCAAACATAATATCTTCTGTTGTTCCGCCGTCCTGTCTAGGGCTAACTGTAGACTCAGAGATCCAATGGAAAGTAGCCTCTAACTCGCCTACAGGGAATCTAACGCCGCCCTGCACGTTGAGCTTTCTAACCTTGTTATAAAGCTGGCCATATACTTTTCTAACCTCGTTAATAAATTCCTCTACAAGTGTTCTAGGAATGATAGCGCCTAACTGCTCTGTGTTAGCTGCGTTACCATTTCTGAGCTGCATTTCTTTAATACCCTCCTGAATTAAAGGGGTAACTATGCCGCGTTGCACATAGTCTTTAAACTGCATTCTATATTCTAGCGAGTTAAATTTATCCTCGTTAGCTCTCTCCTGTGTGCCTGTCTGGCCCATAACTACGCTAGTAAGTGGATTTAAAAGTGTAGCGCTTGCAGGAATGTTAGATCGTGTTGCGCCCTCAGGCTCAACTGTTGGCTCGCCCTCGTCGTCTGGGCACGCTTCAATTTCTGCCTCTGTCTCCTCAATTTCTGCGTTAAGATCTTCTAAATCCTCTGTGAGAGATCTAACCTCGTTAACATCTGTTGAGGCGTTGCAACGCTCAACTAACTTAGCCTTTTTAGCGTTAAGTCTAGCGAGTCTTTTAAGTAATACCTTTTTTCTCATTTCTGAACCCTCCTATAATTTTGATGTAAAATTAAACTTTGCTTTTTCTAGCTCTAAAGCTGCTTGTAAATCTGTCTCCACAGATTGGCCCCGTTTTTCTTTTCTCGCTTTCTCCAAATCGAGCAGAGCACTCTCCAGCGCCTCTTTTGAGCGGGCGTTTATTTCAGTGTCGGTATATGCGGGAAATGTGCACGCCGATACCTCCACAATAGAGCCTACTTTTTTTATTATTCTAGTCGGATGCTCTGTTTCTAAATCCTGCCACTCGTAGTCATCAATCGAAAACATAAAGGACATTCCTGTTATATCTCCTCTTTGAACTGCAGAATAAAGAGCCTTTGCGTCCGCATTTCTCTCTGTATCTAAATGCACCTCAATAGCCAGCCCCTCATAATCTGGGCTTAGTCTCATTGTGCTGTTGCCGTTATTTCTTCGACTTCTAGCAAGTGGAATTTTTGAAACGTCGTGATTGACTAAAAACCTCACGTCTGTTAAGTCTGTTCCGTCCAAAGCTCCGCGGGCTATTATCTCATCAAAATAGCCTAAATCTGTCTTAGACTCATAAACCACGGGACGTCCGGTTATGATGCTGTCGTTTTCGCCCTCCTCAGCTCTTACCTCGAAATTATAATTGCGTCTCTCTAAGGCTTTTAATTTCATGGTTAAACCTCCTCTTTTGTCTCGTCTACAATATCAACATTTACATTGTCATTTTTTCCAACCTGATACTCATTGGCGTTATTTGCATCTATCCAATTCAAGCTCATAAAGCGTTTGCCCTCTAATTCTGGCAACGGCCTTAATCCCAGAGCTACACGCTTTTCATTTTCAAATAAGCCGCCTGTTGGGCTTAGCTCTTTAATCATATCTAGCGTTTGTGTGATAGTCATAAAGATTAAATCTTTAGGGTAGAGCTCAATTTTATTTCCAAAAGAACGCTCGCGACGGGTAAATATTTTTTTTGTGAACGCCTGCGAGATTGCAACAATAATAGGCTCTAAAGTTTTTTGGTAAAATGCCTCATATTGTTCTTTTGTGTAGTCGCCTGTTAATATACATAGCGGCACGCCAAAATTTCTAAGTATTTTTTCGTCAATAAATTTCAAAGTGTCCTCGTCAACAATAGCGGACGTGTGAGGCAGAGGCACAAACTCGCTTTTTAGATCCAGAGGTAAAAAGCCGCTTTCTGATTTTGATAATTTTTGCTCTAATTCTTTTAGGGCCTCCTCTGTCTTGCCGTCGTCTAAAAGTGTATTGTATTTAACGACGCCGTTAACTGCATAGCTTGCTTTCATGGCTTTAGCTACGCCGTTTAAAAGCTGGTGGTTGAGCTCTAACGTGCTTAGTAGAGCCGCATTATCTGGCTGCCCTGCAGCGTTGCCTCCCATAAACTCATTAACAGAGTAGTTATATTTGATGTGAATTACATCATCATAGGCCACCGTTGTTGTTTTGCCGTCAGTGAACCAAAATTTAACAAATAGCTTGCCGCTTTCATCCTGCAAAAAATCAACTTGATTAGGGTTAATAGGATATAAAGACTCATAGCGGCGGCGCTCAATTTTAATTCTATTGCCGCTCGCGTCTAATCTCTCCTCCTCCCAAACGTAGTAAGTAGGAATAATAAAAACGTTATAGTTAAGAAGTAAGAGCCAGACGGTTTTTTCTAGAAACTCGCTAGTCGTCATTAAATCATTAGGAATATCTAATACATTTTGTATATCTCCTTTTACAGGGATAGGATCTGAGCCCTCATATCTTACGTGCGTTGGGTTTAATTTTTTCATTTCATCAACAATGCACTTTAGGGCTTGCTGAACTACGTCGGACGCATAAATGTTAGTCCCAAATTGAGAAAAAACAGGAGTAAAGCCGTTTAGCATAGCTGCATACTTAGTGTTTTTTGGCTGTTTCTTGAATAATTTGTCAAACCATTCCATTTTTTTATTTGCCTCCTGTTAGCTTTTTAAACTCGCCTTTATATCGTCTATACATTTCATACAAAGAAACTAATGTAACTGTGCCGTCTATCTTTTTAGCGTCGTCCTGCTTTAAAACTAACGCCTGCCTCTGGTCGTTGAGTTTTAGGCAGCTATTTGAAAAGCACCAACGGTCTACAGGGTTTTCGTTATAATTAATTAATCGGGCTTTTAAATCAGCCTCTACAAGCAATATAGCGTTATTGAGCGTTTGGGCGTTTTGTAAAACCATTTCCAAATCTTTGTACTCTTTTGTCCACCCGTACACTTCCATTTGTGCTAAAAAATCTTTTGCAAATCTTTGGTCGTAACCGCATTTATAAAGTTTGATGCCGTAATTTTTTTGCAGCAAATAAAACCAATCTGCGACTTTAGTTAAATCAATATCGTTACCCTCACAAATAGTTATATAACCTTTATCTGCCCACTCTTTGTATTTAGCTCCTGCCGTGTGGTCGTCGTTTTCTGGGTCTAACTTTGATTGAGGTAAAAAATATTGCGTTAATATAAATTTTATTGGGCTGTCAGGCAGCATCACTAACGCTTTTGCGCAGCATAAATCAACCGTCTCTGCTAAATCTACATGGCCCAGACAAATACAACCTTTAAAGTCCTCAATATTGTAAGTTGCGTTATATTCAAAATCCTCTAAATTTAGCCATTGTGTAACGCCGTTTTGTTTAATGTTGAAATCTTTTGACAAAACAAAAATTCTGTCCGCCTTAGATTTTTTTGCTAAATCAACCTGCTCTCGCAGATAATCAATTTTTTTTACTATTCCGATAGTAGGGTTAGACTTTTGCCACGAGCGCTCATTTGTGAAAATTTCCTGCTCTGAGTCCTGAGTATATAGCCATGGCAAAAAACGCTTAGCTGCTATAGAATCGTCCTCGCCGTAAATAATACCCCTCGCAAATTTAAGCTCTCTATCTAAATAACCATCCATAACAAATCCCTCAGTTGTTATTTCAAACAACTTAGGATTTTCTTTTAGGGATTGTGATTGCTCTATCGACTTTACGATAATGTTATCTTTCATTTCGTGAACTTCGTCTATTATCGCAAAATCGATATTACGGCCCTCTTTATTTCTAGTAGTGCTAGAGAGTTTCCAAATTTTTGTGTTGTTAATTTTATTTAAAATAAAACGCTGGTTGCGTTTAGTATCTAAATCGTTTGGATCAAAAAGTTGTCGCATTGTGTCCATAGCATCATAAACAATAGACGCCTGCGCGTCGTCGTTTGAGCTGCACACAATATCAGAGCCCTCATTGCCAACAATAAACTCAGAATTTCCAAGCCCTGAGCACGTCTCAGACTTTGTATTTTTACGAGATATTAAAAGCAGGATTTTTTTAAATCTGTCTATTATTTTTTGCTGCTCTTTAAAGTCCCTCGCCATCTTAAAAGAGTAGCTGGCCTCAATAAAAGCCATTTGCCAAAGCATTAAAACCATAGGCTGCCCGTAGTATGGAGACTTTGTTAGTCTTATGCAATTTTGCATAAAATCCATTCTTAAATTTGCGGCATCTGTGTTGTAAAAATACTCGTCATTATGAAATAGATCATCAATTAAATTTTCGAGCTCTAAATACAAGTCCTGCCCCGTTACAATGTCTCCACAATCTATAGTTGCTTTATATAGCAATAGCTTGCTATTATCGGGCGTCCATATCGTTTTTTCGTTAATTAGCATTTATAAAAGCTCCTGCCGTGATTTTGCCCACTGTCTTAAAGGGCTTTCCTCCTCAGGCTCTCCGCCTAAATCTCCACTTAGTCTAAAAAGCAATCTCAAAGAGTTGTTATATTGCTGCAACAACTCTTTGTATTGTTTAGCTGCAGGCGTCGCCTTTTGCTGCATAGGGTTTTTAGGATTGATATTAATAAAAGGCAGCTTTTTTAGCTCGATTAATTGCTGCTCAATAAAAACAATCTCGTCTATTAGTTGAGCTGCCTTTATATCGTTATCACTACCCGTTTTTTTTATGAGTTTAAATAGCTCCTCTGCCCTATCCATTTTTTAACCCTCTGTCTCAGGAGTCTCCTCTGGCTCTGGCTCAACCTCAGGCTCTACAGGCTCTGGAGTTGGCTCTGGCTCTGGCTCGATATACTTTTCCCAGACTTCTTTTTTTATCTGGTTTAAATTTTCATCCAAAAGCAGCGAGCAAATTTTTAAAGGGCCTGCGCCAATAGCGTTTAAAGGCTCATAAAATTTTCTTAAAGCTGTCTCGTTATCCTCATAAGGTGTTAACTTTCTTGTCTCTGTGCCTGTTGAATTTGTTGTTACTTCAACAACATAAAATTTGTAACTCATTTTAAAATCCCCCTATATAAATTTATTTTTATTTCGTATTTACGTTTTTGTGTGTGAAATATACGTTTAACTAAAATTTTAACTTGATTATTTAAGTTAGAATTTTTAATTTAACTCTAACTTAAATGTGCTTTAGTTATACGTTTTCTGCTGTAAAGATAACTTTAGTTAATTTGCATCAAGTGGTATGAAGTTGATTTGAGAAATTGATGTAACTTCAGCGTATGCTTTCATACCTTTTCTAACAAAGAACCAGCCGAATGTTGACTCATTTACACTGCTAGATTGTATAGTAATTCTTTGGTCAGTGCTTGTATAAAGTGTATATTTGGCAGTACCACCGCCGCCAACGTAACCGTATAAGTAGCCATCACTAGGGAATGTGTACTTATTTGATTCAGTTGAATAACTGTTTAAACGAACACTGCCGGTTGTGCTAGCGTGAGTTAAATCAGCTAAATCTGACTTTATCTCAGCAAGCTCTCCTCCAATTGTAGCCTCCTCAATATTGACGCCAACTCTAATAACTGTTCCTGAGGCTATTGTTGTTGTTACTCTATACAATCCGCCATTTCTTAAAATGTACTCGCCTGCGTTATATGTTCTGGAGGCCGTGGCCGCGTTTTCAATTCCTGCAATCATTCCTGCTAGGGCTTTGATAGAATTAAACGCCGTTCCGTCAGCAATTCCGTTTAGATCTGTTTCGTTGCCTAAATTATATTTTCCTTTGTCGCTTTTAAACGAAAAAATAGACATTTGCTACACCTCCATTTTTTTATTTATAATTTCGCTTTTTGCATTTTTTTGTCATTTTTTGAGGTTATATTTGAATTTTTGAGATTTTTTGAATTGAAAAATCTCATTTTTTGGTTTTCTGCGCTAAATACC